TGTTGTATTATTTGCTCACGATCAATACACGCCTGCGATAGGACAAATGGTTGAATTGGCTGTTGATACTATACAAAAACAGTTAGTCGGAGCAATTAAATTTGCGGTTGATGAATTTGAATTAGCGAAAACAATATTTAATTTATATAAAGGCAGATATATGAGGGCTTTTTCCGCAGGATTTAGGAATGAATTGACTGAGATTGAAACAGACGAGAACGGAGAGGAGAAAATTGTATTAAGAAAAAACACTTTATATGAAATGTCATGCGTGAATGTGCCGGCAAATGCGATGGCTTTAGCAACAGTAAAGGGAACAAACATTGATCCAGTAAAAGAAGCTATTAAGAAAATTAAGAACGAGAAAGCAGAAAAGGCGTTATTGAATAATAAAATAGAGTTATCGCAAGAAACCATACAAAAAATATCGGATAATTTATATCAAATGATCCAAAAAGAATTAAGTGCCAATACCGCTGACGGAAAAAAAGAGAAAAAGGTCGAAACCCCTATCAGCAAGGGTGGCTCAAAGTTTGCCTCTATTAGGCAAATAAACAAAGCAGTTCGACAACTTCTTAAAGAAAAGGAAAAAATTGAGAAGATATAATTTGACAACATTCAACACAGATTAAAGCTATTAGTTAAAATGAACATCGCAAAATTGATAGCTAAGTTCATGAAAGATGGATTAGCTAATTTGGCAGATGACGAAAAGCAATTATTGAAAGATAATATTAACTTAATGTCAGTCAGCCAAAGAGAGAGTTTTGAAAAAGCAATTAGTGAAGTTAAAAAAGAGGAAGAAGATGAGGAAGAAGAAAAAGAGGATGAGGACGGTATAGACGAAAAAGCTCTTAAAGATATGATTTCAAAGAGCGTTCAAGATGAAATATCGTCAAAGGTTGAGAAGATTTCAGACCAGTTGATTGAGAAGTTCTTTGCAGGAGCAAAAGAACAGAGAAAGAAAGCCATCGACACGGGAGTTAAAACAAACGATCCGGGCAGAGAAACAACCCGCGACTTTATGAAAGCATTGTTAAGTAACGATAAAGAAAAGTTGTTGGAAATGAGCAAAAAGACAACGACTTATAATCAAGCAACAGACAATGCGAGAGGCGGATACTTAGTCCCAGACGAATTGAGAGCAGAAGTTTTGAGAGTAGCTGAAAAGCAATATGGATTGGCTCGCAGAGAATTCCAATATTTGCCATTCAGCGGTCCGGGTGATGAAAGAAAGATCCCGACCTTAGCCAGTTCAGTTTCAGTTACATGGGTAAATGAGGGAGCAAGCAAGACAAGCACAAACCCAACTTTCGGATTGGTTACCCAAACCCTCAAGAAATTAGCTGCAATTGTTCCAATGACAGAGGAGATATTAGAGGACTCATTGATCAATATTACTCAGTTAGTCGCTGAATTATTCGCAGAAGCAGTAGCAAAAGAAGAAGATACCCAGTTCTTCAATGGAACAGGTTCTCCTTGGACAGGTATTTTGAACAACGGATCAGTAGGTTCGGTCAGCTTAGCTGCTACACTCGGAATGTCAAGTGTCAGCTTTGAGAAATTAGTTGATATGCAGGACTCTTGCCCATCAGGAGCATTGATCGGTGCAAAGTATTATATGCACAGACATGTTCTTAGTTATCTCAGAAAGTTAAGAGCCGACGCAGTATCAGACAGTGATGGTAAGGGTGCGTTCTTGTTACCTCCAACCAAAGCAGACCTCGAAGATATCCTTGGTTTCCCAATAGAATTATCAGACGCTTTACCAAGCAAGACATTGACAGGAGTAAACAAACCATTTGTTATTTTTGGCAATCTTAAAATGGCTGCAATCTTCGGCGACAAGCAACAGATCAGAGCCAAATTGTTAGATCAAGCCACAATTACCGATGGCGACGGACAGACAACGATCAATCTTGCAGAACAAGATATGATCGCCTTGAGATTAGAAGAAAGAGTTGGTTATGTGTTAGCTTTACCGACAGCAGTAGTTGTATTAAAAACAGGACCAGCTTCATAAACCGAAATAGATTAATCGGGGAGTTGGACTTCGACTCCCCGAGAGGTCTATGTTAATTAAATAACGCTATTAAAAAAAATGGCAGCAGCAACAGTCGAAATAGACGAAGCAAATGGCGCTATAAAGATAACTGGCGATGCAACAAGCACATCGGCAAATAAGTTGGTTTATTCTACGGGTGGATTTACGGCGGCAGTAGATGTCGGCGATGAAGTCTATAATGTAGATGACGATACTTATGCTTATATAACCGCAAAAGACAGCGATACTCAGTTATCATTATCGGCTGATATTTTTGAGAACGGCGAAGAGTTTGAAATTCAGGGTGAATTTACTCATAATATTACCAATTCAAATATGGGAAGCACGGATGCGGTAAACCTTGATCCAGTAGCTTATCCAGTAACGCCAAATGAGAACACCTTTGAGAAATATCAGAAAATCCATGTTACCGCAATTGGGACATCATCAAAGATTGATAATTTGAAGATATGGAGAACAGGAGCATTAGGAACAGGCGGAACTCATACGCATTTAACTAATGCAAGAACAGCAGCATACGCAAGGATGCCGTATGTAGCACCGACAGATTCAGATTCTTCAGTAGCCACACAGGCGATGCCAAGTTCAGTCCCTGCAACAGCCAATTTGGGTATTGACGGATCATTGTCAGGATCAATTCTAAGCGCAGGATTTGACGCAAACAAAGCATTTTCAGATTTCTTAGTTCATCAAATTCAAACAGACGCGGATGCAACGGCAGGTAGCACAAGCACGATGAGCTATCAGTATGATGAAACGGCATAAATTGTGTAATTTACCAATATGGCTAAATGTGGAAAATGTGATTTCAAGGGAAGTTTTGATGAATATCTCAACCATAAATGCTCTGATGGTTTCAAACCAACACAACCAGAACATCACGGGGAGATAGGCAAAAAGATTTCCGAAGCAGCCCTCAAGCGAGGAGCTGAGAGAAAAGAAGCAGAGAAAAAATAGTTTAATTTACAATTTAATCCAATACAATGGACGATCGTGGGCAATACAATGTCAAATACCTGCGATCAAGTCCGCAGGTATTTAATTAAATTGACTGCATGACGGAAGCAATAAAATCAATAATTATTAAAAATCTTACATGGAATACTATCTCACAAAAGAAAATGGGGAAAAAATAATGGCGACACCAGAAAGATGGTGTTGGGGAATTTTGTACAAAAACCACGAAGAATTAAAGCAATTCGGGGATGATGGTATATTTCACCAAGTAGCCGAAATAGATCACAATAGAATTGAAATGTTCACGATGTATAAACTGGAAGATATGGGCAAAAGGATTGATTTATTAGTAGAGGGAAAACAAATCTTTCATTTTTACAGACAGACAGTATTCAACGCGCGAACTCCCGAAGAAAGAAAAGTAACTGTTTATGTGTTTGGTTGGAAAAACAAAGACACCAAAGAGGTCGTCTATCATTACATTTTACCAGACGACAGAATGGTAATCAGCGACAAAGACATCGATATAACTAAGTTTAATTTATAAAAATATGGATAAAAAATATATATTCGGACATCAAAGGAACTTCGATAATATCCAGTTTGCCGATTTAAGAAAAACAGTTGACCAAGAATTTAATTTAATCCACGATGAACTTTCTGATTGTTATTATAATTATTGGAAACTCGGCAAGAGTAAGTCGGTAGATATAGATGGAATTATTTATGACAAAAAGGAAACGATAGAAGAAAGCAAGGCACAATTTGATAAATTACACGGATTTATCTTTAATTTACGAGAAGTTAAATTTCACCAAGAAAATAAAAAACTTCCCGAAAAAGAAAGAATTTTAGAAGATAAGTATAGGTATGAAAAAGATGAAAAAGGGAATATATTAAGGGATAAAATACAAGAGGCACAAGATAAAATATCTAATTTTAGAAGCAAATAAATATGATATTTATTGATCCAGTTGAAATAACGCCAGGAAGCGCAGGCGCATGGATTGATATTGATGTTAGTTCTTATGTTCCCGCAGGAGCAACGGGAGTTGTCTTGCATTTTGTCAACACCCATGCAAGCAATTATTATTATATTGGACAGAGAAAAAATGGTAGCACAGACAATAGATATGGACAATTATTTAGTGATTGCCATACTTGGAGCGCTATTGGTATTGATGCTAATAGGGTTTTAGAGGCATACGTTGGAAATACAACATCAATAGATATTTATATAGTAGGATATTATACAAGCGATGCAGTATTTAACACAAATGCGGTTGACAAGTCCCTATCAAATACTGGTGCATGGTATGATATCGACATATCGGGAGATACTGGAGCAGATACCGCAACGGGCGCAATATTGGAAATAAAAGGCTCTACAAGTAATAGAGCTTTATGACTAAGAAAAAATGGTAGCACAGACGGATATGGTAGCTCAGGATATCGGATGTCATGCTTAGGTGCTATTATTGGAGTAGATGGTTCAGAAATATTCGAGGGATATATCGGTGCAACAGATGTTGACTTTTTTCTTGTTGGATATATTACGGATTATTCAACATTTAACACAAACGCTACAGACATATCGTTGAGTTCGACTAACAGTTGGACAGATTTAGCAAATCTTCCAGCGGGAGCAAGCGGAGCATACATAAATGTAATAAGCACGGGATATAAATATGGACTTAGGAAAAATGGTAGCAGCGAAGATATTGTAAGGTTAGGAGTATGGTCAGGGCGGGGAATAGTTCAGGCATCGTCTTTGGTGATTGAGGGATATATAACCGATACGGGTATGGATTTTTTCCTTGTAGGATACCCACTAACGCCAGTAACTATTCCCACAGTAACCACTCAAGCAGCAACAGCCGTAGCACCAACATCTTGCACGGGCAATGGCAATATAACAGTAACGGGTGGTGCAAATTGCACAAGACGAGGTTTTTGTTATAAAGCGGGGTCATCAGGCGACCCGACAACAGCCGACAGCGTGGCTTATGATGATGGCGACTATGGAACTGGTGCATATACAAAAGGAATAACAGGATTAAGCGCAGGAACAGCTTATAGGGTTAGGGCTTATGCGGTAAATAGTGCAGGGACAGGATATGGCGATACGGTTCAGGTAAATACACCGAGCGAAGTAGCGCCGACAAAATCGTTAAAGTATTGTGTAGAAAAAGCAGCGACTGCAAAAACTAAAAGCTTAAAATATACAGTAACGATAACACCATCAGCCAAGACGAAAAGTTTGGGATATAACATAGTAACAACGCCATCGGCAAAAACAAAAGGACTTATTTATATAATAAAAGCACCTGAATCAGCAACAAAATCGTTAAAATACACAGTATTAATAACTCAAGAAGCCAAGACAAAAAGTTTACAATACGAGATATTGACGATACCGGGAGCTATTGAAAAGGGTTTAATTTATAATATTAGAGCGACAGCATCGCCAATCGAAAAAGGATTGGTTTATTGTATTAAAATAACGCCGAGCGCGAAAGAAAAAGAACTCAAATACAATATTCTTTTTCAAACAGTAGCAATAGAAAAAACCTTAATTTATGACATTAAAACCGAGCAGGCGAAAACAAAATCTCTTAAATATGCGATTGATTATTCACCGACAGCTCCGACAAAAGGATTGATATATTCCGTCAAGACAGAGATCGCGCCAACAAAGGATTTAACATACGAAATACAGGTAGGCGTTCCGCATTCAATAGAAAAAGGATTGATATATGGAATAAGGATTGAAAAATCTAAAACAAAAGGATTAAATTATGCAATTAAGCCCGAAATAGCGATAGAAAAGGGATTGATTTATGATATAAAATCGCCAGTAAGTAAAGAAAAGCAGTTAAAATACGAGGTAGGAACTACAGGACAGATCGGAAAAGGGCTTATCTATGACATAAAAACGGAACAAAGCAAGACAAAAGGGCTGATTTATAACATAGAATTAGCAACCGCAAAGACCAAGAGCTTATCATATAGGGTTAAAACAGAGGAAGCAAAGACAAAATCACTCGCCTATTCTATAAAATATGCTCCGTCTGCGATAGAAAAAGCGTTAAAATACGCTGTTTTATTCCAA